GAGGATTAATCCTTCGCAATATTGACAACAAAGCTAGGCATGCCTAGGAGCCACAATACGGATAATCCATAGAGACCACTTAACGTGGCCAGTTGCACCGCGCTTGGTTCCGTCTCTCCGTTTTCAATGCGACAGTAAGTGGATTGACCAATGTGCAAATCTTTGGCCACGTCACGCTGACTGAGGCCGCTATTCAGGCGTGCATCTTTCAGTCGCAAGGCTACCAACGCACGACGTTGGTAGTGTGGCATGTTCAGCGCGTTTACTCCATTGTCAATTAATTTCATTTTTCACCATGCGCACGGCTTTCCAACCTTTATGGTGTGATCGCTTGCCCTCGGCAACAGCTTGAATGTTGCCACGGCTCAAATTATGGTCACGGCAGAAAGCATTTAAATTTATGGTCACGTGGGTGGCGCCTGTTGGACTGGTAAGGCACCAGAAAAATCCACGAGTTCCGCTGCTATTTCCAAGCGCAAGCTTGCGTCGCCTTTCGCTAATTTCGAGGGAGGAAAGGACTGATTCTACGTTTCCGTGCCACGCAAATCCCGTAGAGGTCTGCCTGGCGCGATTGGCAAAGCAAGGATTGATGTCAACATTGTAGAAATTGTGCAACTGAATTTCAGCCTCAATTGCAGCATGACTGTTTTCAAAAGTTGCCAAGACAATTTTCTCCGTCGGCCTAAAACTTTTATCTGTAAAGCTTCCCATGTAATGGTCCTCTTCCGGCGGCACATTGGAAGACCTTTTCCCGATATAGCCTCTACCCCATGGCTCATACGAGTAATAAACGTAATGCCATTTGGACATTTTGATTCAGGAGTGGATCATTGCAGGTAGTATAGCAGGAGAAATCTAGTAGTATGCAAATATGGATTCACTCAATTGTTTCCGTTACGACGTATCAACCATCCAGAACTACGAGTTCACGGATGAGGGATATTTGCGCGTCAAAGCGCGAATTGCCCGCACAGGCATTCAATCGTATACGGATGCAAATGGTGGTATCCGCTTGGAGTACAGACCGGAAGAAGAAGTGGCCGCTGATGCAGCCTTGGATAGCTTCCGGGAAAAATGCGTGACAAAAGAGCACCCTCCAGTGCTCTTGGACGCATCCAATACAAAAGACTATGCAGTGGGTTTTACCAGTGCAGATGTTACGTATTCCGAAGGCTTTGTTGAATCCACTCTGACGGTAACCGATAAGGAAACCATTGATGACATCATGCGCGGCAACGTTCGTGAAGTCTCATGTGGCTACAAAGTCGATTATTCGCCCGAACCCGGAATCACTTCTGACGGCCAGCATTACGATGGCATTCAGAAAAATATTCGTGGGAACCATGTGGCAATTGTCAACAGAGCTAGAGGTGGGGCGCAAGTTCGCCTCATGCTTGATTCAGCGGATGCCGCTGTCAATGATTTAATCACACATTCAAAAGGAGTAACTATGACCGCAAACATTGCGTTCGATAGCGTTTCCTTTGAGGCCGATCCAGCTCTTGCTGCTGCGATCTCTGCTGAACGCGATGACGCGAAAGGCAGCTATGCCGAAATGAAGCGCAAGTATGAAGATGCCATGGCTCAAGCTTCCAAAATGAAGGAAGAAATGGACGCCATGAAGAAGGAAATGAGCGGTAAGTGCGACTCTGCCGAAGGTCGCGCTGATGCACTTGCTGAAGAAGTGGAAGTCCTTAAAACGGACCTCTCTGCTGCTCAACAAGTCAACGTTGACAGCCTCGTCGAGGAGCGCATTGCTCTGATCGACAAGGCTCGCACCTCTCTTGATTCCGCTTTCGATTTTGCTGGCAAGTCTGCTCGTGAAATCATGGAAGCCTCCATCAAAACCGTTCGTGGCGACGACTGTGATCTCTCGGAGCGTTCCGATGATTACGTGACTGCCATGTTCGACACCCTGGCTGCAACTGGCGCTCGCGCTGATTCTGCCAACACTGATGAGCTGCGTAAAGCCGTCGCTTCCATCGCCGCTCCTCTTTCTGCACCTGCTTCCTACATGGACAAGCTGCAGAACGCTTGGAAAACCCCCCTCTCCGTCTCTAAGGAGCGCTGATCCATGGCCGTAACTTTCTCTGCCTCGGGGACCGCTACCGCTGGTGGCGTGCAACAGAGCTACGCTCTGACTCACGTTGCTCTGCTGGAAGGCCAACTCTCCGACATCCGCGACAATACCATTAACACCCACGTCAACGAAACCGGCGCCGTCCTGGCTTTCGGTAACGTTGTTGTGTACAACTCTGCTGGTACTGTCCCCAACTCTACCAAGACCATTTCTGCCAGCGGCGACAGTGTTCGTGGCGTGAACGTCCTCACCTACGTGGACGAAACCGCCCTCGATGCCAACAGCCGTCCCGGCGTCAAGACTGCTCAAGCTGTCAACGTGGCCAACGAAGGTGCCGTTGCCGTGTATGTACACGGTAGTGTCAACCCCACCACTGCTGTTCGCGTGATGCACACCACTTCTGGTGTTCGTTATGCAGGCCAGTTTACTGCCGCTGCTGTCCCCACTCGCTCGGCACTGTTGACCAATGCTCGTTACCTCAACTCCGTCACTGGCTCCGGCCTGGCGATTCTTGAGCTGAACGGTCCGTCCTTCACCCTCACTGGCGATCTGTAAGAGGAACCCCCAATGAACGATTTTCGTATGGATGATGCGGGTCTGTTTCTTGAGCGTCAGCTTGAGTACATCCGCCCGCAAGTATTTGAAGTTCAGTACGCTGACATCAAATACCCCACAATTCTGCCTGTAACCAGCGAAGCTGGTCCTGGCGCACAGACTTTCACTTATCGGATCATGGATTCGACCGGTGAGTTCCGTCTGATTGCTGATGCTGCTGACGATCTGCCCCGCGCAGACATCAGCCAAGTTGAGAAGAGCATCAACATCCGCTCCTTCGGTGGTTCCTTCGGTTATACCGTGCAGGAACTGCGTGCCGCACAAATGGCCAACATTGCTCTTGAGCAACGTCGTGCCACTGCCGTGCGTCGTGCTTACGAAGAGAAAGTGGAAAGCGTTGCCATGTTTGGCGAATCTTCTGTTGGTCTCACCGGTTTCTTCAACAATGCCACTGTTGACATTGTTGCTGCTGATAAGTGGTTCACCACTGCTTCGATCACTGCCCAAGAAATGCTTGAACTGCTGAACTATGGCGTTAGCGCCATCATCAACGGTTCCAACATGAAGGAGCAGCCCGACACGATTCTGCTGGCTTACGAGGACTACAACAAAATCAGCACCACTCGTAACTCCGATTCTTCGGACGTGACTGTGCTTGAGTATTTCCTCCGCACCAACCCCTACATCAACAACATTGAGCCCATCAATCAACTGACGAAGGGTAAGAACGCCGGTCGCCTCAACACGAGCCGCATGGTGGTGTACAAACGTGATCCCGAGAAAGTGCAACTGCACATTCCTCAACCCCTTGAGCTGTTCCCCGCTCAACAACGTGGTCTTGAGTTCATTGTTCCTGCTCACGCTCGCGTGGGTGGTGTGGCTCTGTACTATCCCAAGAGCATGATCTACGTTCAAGCTTCTTCTTGAGCCTAGACAAGTGAAGGGCGCTAAGCTAATCGTCAGTTCTTAAGAACATTCAAATGTTGATCGCTTATCGCCCTGAACTTGAAAATCCACCTCGTGAAGGCGGGTTTGGTATTATCACCGAATCAGGCATGATTCAACTTGCTCCTGGTCTTAACCAGGAAATTCCAGAGCAACAATGGGCAAAGGCGCGTGAAAACGCTGCCATCAAACGTCTCATGACAATTGGTGCCATTGAAGAAGTGAGGGAACAACTGACAGTGGAAGAAATTCCGCATGATGTGCAAACCCTTTCAAATATGCCTCTCGTTGAAGCCATCCGCACCATTGAAATCATTCATGACCTTGGCCAACTGGCTGAGTGGAAGAAGATTGAAGGGCGCGTGAGGGTTCGTAATGCCATCGCCAAACGTCAAGAAGCTATCAAAATTGGCAGGGCATAATAATGACTGTCACTTATGCAAGTTTCCTTGATCGGTTTCCTGAATTCAGTCCCCACCCATCGGGGATTGTCAATGGGGCCATTTCCGAGGCAACTGCTGATGCGTCTGAAGATGTGTTTGGAGATCAAACAGATCGTGCAGTAAAGCATTTAGCAGCTCACATTATTGCCATTCAACTTGCACAAATGGGCGTTCAAATTGGCGCCACTGATGGCAAGGTTTATGGCAAAGGACTAGAGGCCACTCAATATGGCCAAGAGTTCAAACGAATGCTTGAAACCATCGCTGGTTCTTTCACCATTGGTTTTGTCGCATGATCAACGGGATGTCGCCATTAGCAAACGCTACGCTCACGTGGAGCGTTGCTTCTGGCTACACCACTGATTCTGAAACTGGTAA